TAATCTTGATAATCTTTAAAAAAAGATGTATTACCAGTAGTATCATTAATAACTACGCTAGGTTCTAATTGATAATTTTGTCGAGTCTGATCTGCGGTTTCGACAAACACATCTGTGCCTTTAGAAGATTTTGCATTTTTTCGACCAATGTACCCACTAATTTTTTTAGTTGTGCCTTTTTGCACCAACTGATCAACAGTAGCCTGGATAAACTTAATGTTATCAGGCGTTTGATAAAAACGTGGAATTAAATTTACTACAGTACCTGTAGTTTGACCATTTGGATTAGTATTATCAGACATTAATTAGATGACCCGTAAGCTGAACTTGTTAAGGCTTGACTAGAAATAACGTTTGATGTTATTGCTATGTTTCCTAAACTGTTTATGACTGTTGATGTGATTGCAGTAACAATATCAATATTATTTACTGTTGCCCCATTTATAAAAATTTCGTCCGGTGCGGCTGTTATTTCAAACAACCCGCCAAAACTTTGTGTATTACCTGTTGGAACTATTACAAAATTTGTAATATTTGGTGTTAATTGTGTTAACACATAGGTAGATAATTCTGTAAAATAAAATGTATCTCCAAAATCCCAATTACCTAATTCAAAGAATGTATTAATTGCCGCTAGTATTTGTGTTTTAACATCATTATCTGAAATAACAACACTTGGATTTTTAATTACTTTAAATTTAGCACGGAATGGCGCATCAGCTGTGTCGCCGAATAATATTTTATATTTTACAGGATGATAAATTATTTCATCGCTAATAGATTTAATTACATTAAGTGACGGTGCTAGCATATTGTTTAGCTCATCAGAGCTTGGTGGTAATGGTTTAGAAGTTATTGCGCCACTTAACCATTGTCTAAATTGTGTATCGTATCCTACTGTCAACACAAATACGTCCATGATATTACTTGCACCTGGATCAATTCTGCTTTCATCGCTTGCACTATGTTTGTATTGGAATTTAAGATTGTTTCTTCCTAAAAATACTTTATAATTTAAACTAGGAACTAAAGTAGATGAAGCAATATCTAATGTTGTAACTGTATCAGTATCTATAAAATAAAAATATTGACCAGTTGTATAACTAGAGAATGACTTCATTGCTGTTTGATTTGCTAAAATAATTAACGTTCCGTTCGAATTATCAAAATAACGATAATCTTCTTGACCTTGTTCAACTGTATATTTTTCTAAAACAACATATTGTGTTGTAGGATCTGCTGTAGAAGACAACACAACATTATCAAACCCGTCTGGATCCGAAACAACGTCGGTTCCGTCTTTATCTGCAAATGTAACTACAATTTTTTTAGTATCAACATATCCATCTTGCCCAATAAATTCTGATACAATTTTAAATCTTTGATCGAAACTAAAAGGTTGAATACTGTTTGGTTGTGTATTAATACTTAAAATATTAATCTCGTCGTTAACTATTTGGCCAGAAGTATTGTCATAGATTTTTTGATCAGTTTCGAAGTAGAATCTAATCTGAGAATCACTTTCAAAAATATACTGTAATTTTCTTGTTGTAATTGTATAGGTAATTGTATCAGTTACAAACAATAGTAACCAACTGGCATCTAATTGTTGATTGGTTGCATCGCCTTGTTTGCTTAAACTAAAAGAGCTATAAGTATCTAAGTTAGATTGGAAAACAATTTGCCAAGATGTTGTGTTAACATCATATCTCAATCCAAATGGATTATTACTAGTAATTAAATCAATCATAGTAGTAATTACAGAAGAGCTGATAGTTGTTTTCCAAGCAGGAATAATTTCTGTCAATATTGCTGTGCTAGGTATAATATCATTTAACGATACTGCGCCTAAACCTGTTACTGTTTGTCCTGTACCAGAACCGGTTCCGTCGCCTGTAACGCCAGTTACTTGTGTCCAAATGTAAGTGCTGTAATTCTTTGAAAGAGTAGTAGCTGTTATCAACGCATTATTATTTGTTCTGTCAAAGTACTTTCCACTTGGTGCTTCAAAACGAACTAAAGAACCAACTGTTACAAATTGCAAATCAGTTGATGTGCTTGACCCTACAGAGTAAGGTGTTTTATCCACCGATGATCCAACATATCCTGTCGAATAGTTACTGTCTGCTGTAATTTGATACCAAGTAATTCCCAATGATCCTGTGCCAATAGCACCAAACATACTGTAATAAAAATTTCTAAGATTTGGATCTTGCAATATTTCAAATACAGTATTGTAAATTATAGCTTCCACTGCGGTTCTACTAGCATAGGTAAATGTAATATCAGTGGTGTATGTTTCCTGATAAATTACTCCATCGTCACCGTATAAATTTGTTGAGCTATATTTTCCAGTAGGATCAACAAGGTCAAAATATCTACTGATGCCACTGCTTGAACGATTCACTGCTTTAATTTTAGCAACTTGCTGAGTAACAGTTAGCGGACTAATATTATAGTCTTCGCCAGTTACCATACGATTTTGTGTATAATAATTAGCAGGTGCGTTTGCTTTAACATTGTCACTAGTTTCTGTTGGCGCACTATTTGTTACGCTTGTTTGTAATCCTAATGTTATCGTCAATGTCTGAGCTTGTCCGCTACTAGATGTATATGGGATAGAAAGAGTAACACCTCTAACATCTTGTGGATTAACTGTATAACTTTGGCCATTACTAGTTCTATAATAAACTCTAAAAGATCCTAATGGCAATGTTCCAAACACTCCGTCACTAAAAGATAGACTAATTTGATCACTCGCCTTAGTTACTACTCCGTAGATATTTTTAACATTTTTACTAAGACTATTATAGATAACATTGTTACCTTTAAGACTTGGTACTTGTGTCCATAAAGATTTTTCTTTGCCGTTAGCATCTAACTGGTATAACCACACATCAGAATTGTTAATATTTGTAGAACTTAAATCAACTGTTTCGCTAGTGCTAGGTTGAGTAATTGTAAATGTTCCTTGATTTAAATTACCTTGAACAAAATGAAAGAAAAATCCTGTATTCGGACTGCCATTTCCTTGTCCATCGTTTTGATAGATACACGCAATAGCATTACCTAACTTAGGAGGTTCTTCGTATATATAGGTTTGGTTAGTAAATGTTGTGCTGGTAACTTCAAAATCCATGCCTGTACCATTTACAGTTTTATTGAAACTGTAGACTGGCACATTGGTATTTGTTGCATTAAATCTATATTGTTGAGTTGGTATTCCGTAAATTGTAGCACTATCCGACGGATTACCAAACTGTTGTGCTGTCGGGAATGCCGCATTCATTATTGATATAAACTGGTCGTACCAGTTTGTATTACTACTGTCATTCCAAGTAACAACTTGACCTGACAAATTTCTACCGTTAGAATCTATCACGTTCTCAGTTGTACGAATGTTAGTAAATTTAAGTAATCCTGATCCTGGGATATTTCTCTTGGCATTATAGCCCAATAAACGTGCAAGACGAAGGACACTATCACGTCTGCTGGCTAATTCTAAAAAGTTTTCACGTGCATTTAAATCAATGCGGAATGCAATACTCTGACCTAAGTATGCAATTAAATCAATTAGAGCTAGATATTCGCTACTTTCAATGTAATCGTTGAAATCTTCAGGAAAGTTTTGACGCAGATAATCTATCATTGTTCTGCGGATATTTTCAAAGTCGTAACTTTGGAAATCGGCATTACGGAATGTCTGGTAAATTTTAGTCCAGTCTTGATTAACCAGCAATCTATTTTGTCTATCTGTTGAGCTCATTATGTGTCCTAATATCTATATTTAGCGGTTTTTATTATGTGCGTACTTAATTACGCTGACAGCAAACCGTTGTTTTGATCAAAGCGCAACTGCATACTTTGTTGTATGTTGTAGGGCAAAAAGGTCAATAAACACTCTATTTGTATACCGCTTTCGTAGGTAGTTACCACAACATTTTTAGCAATCAATCGTGGATCATAGTTGATTATTTCATTAACATTATTAAGAATCTGATTCTTAAGTTCTTCAGTCATTGGTTCAAATAACAAATCCCAGATGATTGTTCCAAACTGCGGATTCATTAAACGTTCGCCCTTGCGCACATGAAAATAATTGATCAAATCTTGTTTGATTAATTCGTAATCATACAATGCATAGTTTTGAGATGCGGTATTTACTGTACTAAATCCTCTATACGCTTTTGGAGGAGGTACTGATTTATTAGGCACTGCTGGAATAACAATTTTATCGTATAGTGTTGAATTAGATGGCATTAACCGTCTCCTTTACCTTGTTTAAAGGTATCTGTTGGTGTACTGTAGGTATTTAAAGCCGTAGGAGTTGTGTAACTTGGCGTTGTTTCTCTATCAGTTTTGTCTGTTGTAAATTGTAATGGATCTAAATTTTCGTGATGTGCATACGGTTCTAACGATGGCATTCTAGGAAGTATACTAGACACTGTGGACTGTGATCCTATTACAGGTACATCTGGTAGCGTTATAGTTGGCAATACTTTTGCTGTTGTAGCAACTGCCGCAATAGCTGTAACTGCGGCTGTTCCGCCAGCACCTGGTAACGAATAATACGCGGCGGCATTTTGTGTATATTTTGCCGTGGCTTTGACATTTATATCTTGGCCTGAAGTCATATTAATATTAACGTTACTATTAATATTAGTCGATTGTTTAGAAGTAAAATTATTAAGTTTACCTGTGTTTATTTGCAAATTACCAGTAGTTGTAATAAAACCGTCTGCGCCAACAATTAAATTAAAATTAGTTTTTGTTTCAATTTGCATGCGGCCAGCTACTGCTTTCATATTGATATTGCGGCCTGCTTCAAAATTAATATCTCTATCGGCTTTAATATTAACATCTGCTTGAGAACGAATACTAATGCTATCAGCGGCAAAAATATCTATTTTACCATTGCTAGTTAATTCTACCCAAGCAGTTCCTTTAGCATTACCTATATAAATTAAATCTTCACTGTTGTGTAATAATATTTGATGCCCAGTTCTAGTTCGCAATCTAATTAGTTCGTTGTGCGGTACTGTTGGATCTCCACTGTTGTCATCAAACACATATTTGTAGATAGGAGGGCCAGCATCTGCTTTTGTTTGTCTGGTATATTTGCTATCGCCATCATCCATGACAAAACTACTGCCGCCTAATCTGCTAATATACTGATCATCTGTTTCGTCGTCAGTTGTTCCAACAGGTCCTTTAGGTCCATTTTTATCTAACGGGCCAGGTGTACTAATACCAAAAACTCTACTAGGACTTTCACGTCTTGCACTCGATGTAGTAATACCACGAATATCGTCTTTATCTAATCCTTGATTTTGTAATGCTTTATAAAAATAATTGTGAGTTGGTTTACTTACGTTTGTTGCATCGTCACTAGGACGCTCGTTAATTAAAGAATTAAATTCAACCGTTGGTACTCTTGTACCTGCGCCATACTCTACATTAATTTCAGTTGCCGCGTAACCTGGCACCATAAAATTTTTATATCGTTCAGGAACACATCCTATCCAGAAAGCGTTTTTAGGATTACCTTCGATATAGATAACAATTACTTGTGATCCAATGTCAGGAGTAGGAACCCACATTCCGTAACTTTTTTGTGTGCCATCGTAATCGTTATTTTTGTCTACGTATTGTTGACCAGTAACTCCATAAAATGGACTCATGTATTTGCAAGTTACTAATTGGCCAGGTGTTTCAAAACTACCTGCACCTTCCGTGATAATTTCAACTTCAAGTTGTTGATTATATTCAACGTCGATGATACGTTTTACTTTGCCCAACACAATACCTGCCCCAGTGTTTGTGGCATTATCTTTTGTTATCAGCGGTCGTCTATTTGGTCTTGACATTAATTAATCCTATCACTGATTTTGACTGTTATCTTGTGCAGTGTCTGGGGTTGGTCTTTCAACTGTGTTCTTAGTTGAGAATACTGTATCGACATAATCGTTTGGCCCCATTGGTCTGCGTGTTAAGGATAATGTTTGTGTAAATTGGCCGTTTGAAAATTTATGTTTAACTGTAACGACTTTCCAAATACCCGTAAACATTTGTAACGGCTTTGCACCTGTCATACTATACAGGCCTGTGGCGTCAACTATGTCGGCAGGTGTTCTAAAAGTTATTGCAACATCAACTTCACCGTTAACGTTGTTTACACTACCATCACTGCTAAGATTTTGATATTCAGTAGCAGATGCATTATAATTGCCCATTAAGTTACCAGTTAGCCAATAAGGATCTCCCATGATTTCCATCTCACACATGGCCATTTCGTTGCCATAAGTAACAGCATCGTGGAATGTTCTTGCCGCACGATGTTCGGCAGTTTCTTGTCCGCCGCCGCCTTTATAATCGTTGTGTGAATGGCGACCAATATATTCTGCAATAGGACTAAAAATACTTTTCTTCGGTGCTCCACCATCTTGTGAATCTGGAACTAACTGTTTGCCGTCCGACGAGTTATTGACATCAGCACGTTTAACGTCTCCTGAATTTCTATAGTAGTCGTTTTGCATGATAGTAGTCCATGCATTTTCAAATAAAATATTAAATTTAATAATTTCTGTATTTTTTCCAGTGTATAGATAGTTGTAAACTTTTACACATTGTTTTAATAAAGTTTGAAAACTACTAGATCCTGCACCTGGTAATGAATGGTTTGTTGAATGTACATCATACTCCATTACTCTATAAACTGTTATTTCAGGTTTACGTCCAGTTTTTGTTGCTGTTGATTTATCGTCGACATGATATACCTGAGGTTGTATTGCCCACCATGATCGCATACCTGTAGCTTTAGGATCTTTTTTAAGATTTTCAGTAGCATAAGTGCTGGTCAAAATTACCTCATTGATAATATCAACCATATTGGCACCAGCTTTAAATCTGTAACTGGTAAGTTTAGGATCTTTATTTTTCTTTGAAGGATCTGATTCACCTACTGCTGGATTATCTGCTACAATTACACTTAATGGCGGACTAACTGTAGTTCCTTCTCGAGTAGCACTATAACCCATATCTGCTATTCCAATTGGATTTACATTAGCAGTTTGTACCAACGTTTGATTTGTGTCGCTTAAACTAACTCCTAATACTGAGTTTATAGTTCCAACATTTTCAGCACTAGTACTGCTGGACGCAGGTTTAACTGTTTCTATAATTTTATCAGGAGCAGTTGCTGGAGTAGATGCAGTTGCTTGTGTTGCTGGAAATATTATTACAATTTGATCTGCTACTGGAATTCCAGCGGCTTTGGCTTGTTCTCGTAAGCGTTGATTCCAAACAGATTGTAAACTTTGATTACCTGTTTGTAACATCTCTTGTACAGTCTTACCGGCTATTTGTAATGTAGTCGGTGCTTCAACTTTGCTGTGTAAAAATGCATCTTCACTAGCAGGCATTGCAGTACATTTATAAGTTGCTCCGCCTTCAGTAACTTCCATATTGATATCTCTAAACTTAAAAGGAAGAAATCTTGTAGTTTTAGGAATAGTAGAATAAGTTCCTGCTTCTGTTTCACCTTTAAATTCAACTATTAAACAATATACTGCTTGTCTAAAATTATCATAATTTGCTCGGTATGCGGCTTCTTGCAAAGCCATCATAAACCCACCCATACTATATGGTTCTTTAATGTTAAAACTAATATCCACTGCGTTAGTGTTGCCAAGGCCTAGTTTAAACCCAATGGTACTTTCAATGTTTAAATCTTCCAAGAAGAATTCGTTTCTTCCAACATCAGTCATAATGCGATTGCTAGGATTTCCACTACCACTTTTCAATATGATAGGAATTTTACTACGACCTTTAATATATGTTCTGTCTGGAAAATTATAACTATCTGTATCTAAAACAATTAAAGTAAAAATATAGTTGTAACTGGCATAATTGTTTAATGCGTTTGTTAACGGAAGTGTAACTCCCGACGCTGTTATTCCTAACAGTCCAGATACTACACTGTTTAATGCAGACGCCGCGCCTGTTACTACTCCAACTGCAACGGCGGCGGCACCTACAGCAGACAACCCGCTAGAAGGAGCGGATGGCGGTGTAGATACTTCAATATTTCCTTGTGTAGGATTTGCCATATTAGAATCCTAACATTGTAGAAAGGCTACTATTTTTTGGAATATAAATTTGTGTACCTGTTGTAAAATCAAATATTGGATCTTCTAATACATCCATATTTCTTTGGACGAAAACCCACCATAGTTCTGGATGGCCATATAAATCGTTCGCTAACAAATCAGGACGCATATGATACTGACTTTGTATTGTGTATAAAAAATCATCTGACTCAGAACTTACTGTTCTAATATCAAGTATGTCAAGATAGAAATTATTAGCAACAAGAGTATTATACCATGGGCTATATTCATTGTATGATGCTGACATATTATACGTATCCTGTTGAGCTTGTTAAGTATCCGCCTGTTACAAATTGATCTAGGCTGAACTTTCTTGTTGTAGTTCTGCTGTACGTTGGAACTAATGTAACTGTTATAGTGCTCTTGGTTGGTACATGAGTTGTACCACCACTAATAGAACCGCCTACGCCAAATGTGCCAAGTAAACCTGCTACTTGTCCTACTCCGCTAGCAACATCACTTAATCCATCTAATCCTAACAAGTCACTAAGTCCACCCAAGCTATCTGCGACACCTGCTATTGCACCGGCCGCA